TCGAACCAAGATTTCAGATTATGTCCTGCATTCAGACCTCTGCGTACTGCCGTTGTACTATAGCTCCAGGTTCAGCTTGTCTCAGATGCCTCCGAGATAGTTCCTCTGCCTGTTGGAGCCCCGAGTCAGGATTGAACTGACGACCTATCGCTTACAAGGCGATTGCTCTACCACTGAGCTATCGGGGCGTGGTAGTCCCAACGGGATTCGAACCCGTGCTACCGCCGTGAAAGGGCGGCGTCCTAGGCCACTAAACGATGGGACCAGAGTTGCTTAACGAAGTTCGTAAGCAATTCCTTTGTGATGCTTAACTTTAACGGTTGGATCAACGTATGTCAAAATTCCGTTTCGTCTTGCATTCACACAAAAAGAATAATCCTCTCCAATGTTTAAGTCAAATTCAAAATGATCCCAGCGAATTCTTTCCATCAAGAACCAAGGTCGATCGCACTTCTCGAATACTCCACTTTTCATTGCGACGAATCCAAAACCAATGCCATAACATTCCCGAGGCTGAGGGTCTAACATAATAAAGTCTTGTTCACGAACTATGGTTGGCTGGTCTGCGGCATCAAAGAACGCTACTGCAACTCGACCATCCGGAGCTGTTTGGTATAACCCACCAACAATCTCTAGGTCGCTTTCATAAATAGTTGAAAAAGCTTCGACAGTCCACTCTATGTCAGAGTCAATCCAAAAGATTTTGCCGTATGTGTACTCTCCACCGCCAACTTCGCGAGTCTCCCAGTTTGGCTTGTAGGAGTCCAAGGCAGTCATCTCTCTAGTACTAGATATCAACGAGCCTTGTTTATTCAAAAACTTATAGGTTAGGCCTTTGGATTCTAGCCACGTAATTGTCTCTACCAAACTTGAAACATACTCGGCATGCAACATCTTGCCAGGGGTAGCTATCAATACGTCATAGTGAGGCTTATCTGTCATTACACACCTTTTGTTCTAGTTTTCAGCCATGAAACTAATTCTTCCATAGGTTTCAGATATTCACGGCCAACTGTAAGCCAAGTTTCGAAGATGCCTCGTACTCGGTCATATTTACTTTCTGAACCCCAGTTAGCAGAGGTACTGACAGGCACTACTAACATAGATGAAGTTTTCTGGCTAACTAAGACGACAGCAAGGGGCTTCTCTTTTTTCTTGTTCCAACCATCTAAGGTGTCAACAAAAGCAGAGTCATATGGGTAGCTTTCCATGGAGTCCCCGAAAGAAAGATTTCTAGATTTGACCTCTAGGTGACCAGACATATCAGTAAAAACAATGTCTTTCTCGTTCTCCGAGAATGAGGATATCTCTGATATGTGGGATCTAACTTTGCCTTCAGGGGTATAGCAAGGCACTCCAACAGAGTTCAAGTGAGAAGCCACAAAGTTTGCCCACTTATTTCCAGTCGCTAGCTCTCTAAAAAAGAGCTCGTCATTTTGAATCCAAGATGTCATTTTTATCCAGTCTGTAGTTAAGACTGATCTTAGATTATTTTCTAGCTTTCAGCAAGACCTAGGGTCTTTAGCTCATTGCTGTCTGGAGAAATCTCGTGTCTTCTCGTGAAAAATCCAGAGAACTCTCGCTCTCCTCTATGGAATCCGCCAGTTACCGCGTGGTACATTCTAAAGATGTCAGCAAGAATTACGTCGTTTTGCTTCCATTTTTGTACGATCCTAAGATCTGTATTGTTGTAGACGATGTTTTCAACTTCCGTCATTATCCTTAGGAACAACAAAGACTCGTCCACCGATGGCTCTCGTCCCTCGTATGTATGGAGATAAGTAGGGAATGGCCTGGATACGTCGACATCTAGCCTAATTACTGGTTCTTTAGTGTAGAAGTGTCTCTCAACTGCAGGCGTAACAAATGGTCCGGTACCGTCAAACTGATCCCAGCAAACTACTGACTTATCTAAAAACTCCTGCCAATCTTTTGACAGAGAGCTGTAGATGGATCTTCCATCCATAAAGTATGTCATGCCAGACCCATGAGTTGCAGAGAATGTGTGCATGTTCCATATGCCAGCCCAGATCGGGTTTACATACTCTACATGTTCCATGTGCCAAGGCAGGAAGACTTCGTCTGGTCGTCTATCCCAAGTGACTTCTTGCTCGTGACTACAGGTGTAGAAATCCACCTTAGTTTCATGGGAATTGTTCGGCCACCAACCTAGATCATTGCCCAATTCCCGTATGAGCCAGTCCTGATCAGCGTACTCAAACTTAAAGTCAGAGATGACTAAAATACCGTCAGATAGAAAAGAATCTAGAATCTCTTCTTTTATATTTAGTATGTCTTCTCTACTGGAGACACTGAAAGATTTAGGAACGAGCATTTAATAAATAAACTTGTCTTTTTCATTCTTCTTAGGCGGGAAAATAAACGACTTCACTTTCAAGTAAATTCGCTCTAAGTAGTACATAAAACTCATCTAATTACTCCTTTTTTGTAGAATCTCTCCCAGGCATCGACATCAGCTTCATCGTTAAGTATCGGCTGACCCTTAATGTTTAAGCTGGTATTTAATAGTACAGGAACACCAGTGAGCTCATACCATCGCTTTAGAACTGCATAAAGCCCTGGGTGCTGCTTCTCGTTCACAGTTTGCACTCTAGATGTGCCATCAGCGTGGACAACACTAGGAATTAGTTCTGGCTTAAGGCATTTAGGCGTGAACTGCATATACGGCGATGCATAGTTCATATCAAACCACTCGCTCGCATGCTCTTCCATAACTACAGGAGCAAAAGGTCTAAACAACTCTCGCTGCTTAATCTTGTTTACTTTTTCCTTAATATTAGGATCGCGAGGATCAGCAAGAATACTGCGGTTCCCCAATGCTCTTGGCCCATACTCGGCCCTTCCTGTCGCTACTGGAGCGATCTTATCTTCAATAAGGGCGTTTACAATCTTGTCTACAGGGTACTCACCCGAGATATTAGTTCCAAGATATGGTCCAGCCCAGTCAAGCTTTCTCTCGTAAAAAGCTGCTGCTGCACCTAGAGATGATCCAGCGTCTCCAGGATTTGGCATAATCCACACATCATCAAACAAATCCCAGAGTTCAGTGTTAGCTTTACTGTTTAACGCGCATCCGCCCATGAAAACTAGATTGCTCTTACCGGTCTTCTTTTTCGCGTATCGCATGAAGTCCATAAGGCGAAGTTCATAGACCTTCTGCACTGCTGCAGCAATATCAAAGCGATCCTGCTCTGTTATCTCCTGGCCCCAGTTATCTATGCCTTTATGGAAGTTATAGGTTTGATAGTTAAAGATAGGAAAGTAGTGAAGAACTTTGTAGTAGTACTTAGTCCAGTCGCCATAGGCGGCCATCCCCATCATGATGTACTCTTCTTCATTTGGTTTAAGTCCAATCAAATGAGTGAAGCCAGAGTAGAACAGTCCATAGCTGAACGGGTACTTCCAGCGCTTAACTTGCTTAAGGTCGTCGCCTTCACCAACCCAGATAGAGCTAGTGGTAAATTCACCTATAGCATCTAAGACAACAACTACAGCATCATCAAACGGCGATGTGTAGTAGCCAGCTGAAGCATGTGAGTGGTGGTGATAAGCAACATACGTAGGGATGCCTTTAAGTTCAGGCATGCTTTTGTAGAATGGTTTGCCGCCACCCAAACCACCGCGTGAAAGAATTCGCCACTTCTTTAGCCAGCGGTCTTCGTAGTAAGCGATTTTGTCTGGTCTACCGTAGGACAGCGCCTCAAGAATTAGTTCGCGATTGGTGTACCAGTCGTTCTTCTTTTTAGAGTAACGCTCAGCATGAGCAGCAAAGAGGACTTTACCGTCTTCTATGACGCAAACAGCAGCATCATGCGTAGTCTCATTTATACCAAGAATTCTCATGGTACAAGTCTACATTCCTTGATACCCGACGATCCCGATGACTTTTTTAGAGCCGTCAGATAGAGTGACACTGACTTTAAGTAAGTATTGAACAGTAAGGCCAGCAACAAACTTAATACTTGTACCAGTAGTTGATCGGAGCAACAACCAACTTTCACCGTTAGTATTCGAGATCTCTACATCGTATTTAGTTGCGCCAGTAACAGGAGTCCAAGTAATGTCACCGACACTAGACCCAGCTCCACCTCGTTGTGTAGCCACTACAGAACTATTAGTTGGAGGAGCTACTAGAACCGGGGGCGTTATCAGATTGGCAGCTGATGCACCAGAGTTACGGATACCGTCAGTAGCTGGTCCAAATCCTTTAGGGGTCTTAGCCAAAACTCTGTATATAGAAGAGTCAGTGGTGCTTCCTCTAGGTAGGGCATACATCAGGTTGCCAGTTTCAGCTATAGTCACCCACTTGTCAGATACATACTGCTGAACTACGTAAGTAACCCTTGCATAACTTGACGAGTAGGTAGGCCTAGTCCACGTTAGTTTGTTGTACTTGATCGTAAATTTACCTGGAGACGAAATGCTTTTATCAATAGCCATGGTGACAACAGGTGATTCAGGAAGCGGAGATACCGGAATTACGATTGGCGTATCGGCAACAACCTTTGCCACGTTAAGAAGGTCACTCGCTCTAGACCTAGAGTCAGAAACTACAGACTTCTGGGAGAAAGAATTTATGGCATTTAGTGCACCAGAATAGTTAGATACATACCCGGCCGACACGTAGGTGGCCATTGCTCCAGAAACAAAAGCAGCTGCCTGGGAGGTGCCGCTTTTCTGTGACAACCGTCCGCCCATCGCACTGGAAGTTATCTTAGAGCCGGGTGCAAAGATATCAATACAATCTCCCCAGTTGGAGAATGGTGACCTAGCATCTTGTTCGTTTACAGATCCAACGCTAATAACCCCAGGGGTACTTGCAGGGGAGAATGTACAAGCATCCGACGTGGCGTTTCCAGCAGCTGCAATCACTATCATTCCAGCTTCTATCAGCCGAGAAGTAGCGGCGTTTACTGCATCGTCTTTTGGCCCACCAAGACTCATGTTGATAATGGCAGGCTTACCAGCCGGGTGGTTGCGCAAAATCCAACTAATTCCAGCGGTCAGTGTCGAGGTAGTTCCCTGACCAGAGCAGTTCAACACCCTAACCGGAACTATAGTTGCAGCCTTTGCCACACCGTAAATGGAGCCACCGACAATCCCGGCAATGTGAGTGCCATGTCCGTTACAGTCTGCTTGATCTAAGTTTTGATTGAAAGCATCAAAGCCGTCTAGTACTCGTCCGGAGAAATCAGAATGAGTAGCGTCTACTCCCGTGTCTACAATGTAGATGCGTACGCCAACGCCATCACTTAAGTATTCATAGGAACCATTGGCGGTTCCATCTATCCTGTCTAGACCCCAGGTTGGCCCAGCTTGGACCTCCATAGTGGTATATATGTTCTCGCTGTAGGCAGTAGTCACTGGACCGCCACTTATGGCAGTTCCGACTAATAGAGCTGAAGCACCTACAATGCTGCATATTTTTCTAATCATGTCTAGAAACTAGCACATAATTAGTAATTGCGCAAGAACTAGATACAACCTAATTCTTCGAGCTTTTGGTGGAATCTCTCGGCAACATGTATGTTGGCGTGGTACCCCATATGGGACGTTCCGTAGATGTTACCATCTGCAGCATAGTCGAAGAGATCTCCGGCTCCGTGCCTATGCTCTTCATGGCAGCCCTGTTCAAGGTCTACATGTGTAGCCTCACACATCGAGACATATGAGCCACTATCAATAGGAATACTCCTGTAGAAATCATCAAAGATTATGTTCTCAAATAGGTAGCAGCTATCACCATGCCAAGAGCCCCAGACGAGTTCTATATCTACATCTTTACAGTAGTCAACTAGTCTCTGAACAGCGTAAATTGCATCCGCAATAGGGAATTCATACGGCAGAATTTCTTTTAAATTATGAGGAGTTTTAGAGTACTTAGGGACAACTCGGTCTAACTCTAGGGATGTTCTCATTATCCCGGCAGAAGCGTCAGTTATGTCTGGGCGGGTACCTTCTACCCAAGGTACTGCGACATCTGTGTTGTACGGTATAGCAAGCCTATACGGGTCAGGCAGCATTACTGCTATGACCTTAGGCTTACCATACCGCCTAATGTAATTGAAGATATTTAATACTATTGTCCCGATAGACCAGCCAGAAAATGAAAGATTTACATTTCTTTCAGTGCCAAGCTTGCTCGCCAGTAGGTTCCCCCACATATGCTCTTCAAGAATCCCCTCGCCAAAAGTCTGAGAACACCCAGCAACTAATAAATCTGGGTTATCTAAAAATTCTCTAGAGCGGTACCCCATGGAATTCACCATATAGCTTTTAACTAGTGGGTGGTCAAATGCCAAATTATCTTTACGGACGCCGGCACTATTGTCTTCTAAATCAAATCTGTTCCAAAAGTTACCCTTTAAATACTTACCCTTAAATAGATGCCATATATTAGGAAATTCTCGGGAGTATATTTCTTCCATTTGTTCTGGAGTGAAGTTAATTTTTGCTCACCTGTTTCATAAAAGCCTCAGCAATGTGAATATTATTATGATACCCCAAGTGCTGGGAGTCCGCGGCTTTATCAAATAAGTCACCAGAGTTTGGCTTTTCTTCGAGGTGGCACGATCGCTTATCAGTATCTACCTCAGTAAAAGTATCAACATAAGATGACAAATCGAAATGCAGGCCAATAGCAGGTAGAAACTCTAAAAACGTACGATGCGTGTCTGTATCCCAAGTTCCCCAAGTCAGATCAATTCCGCTTGCGGTGCAGTATTGGATTAAGTGTTGTATGGCTGTTATGGATAGATATATAGGCAGCTCTATAGGGGTGATGTCATATTGATTGTGCGGCCGTTTAGAGTAATTAGGTACAGAATATCGATTACGTAGGTGCACGGTCTCCACTCCAGAGTGCGGGTGCATATCTGATTTTTTAGTTCCAGGAACCCATGGAGTGGTTATCTCGGAATTATATGGAGACACGTATCTAAGCATGTCTGGGAACAGTACATATATCTTTTTAGGATGCCCATATAGAAGAAAGTAGTTCATCAAACCATTAACTGTGCCCTGAATAGATTGCCCCGGCTGAGACAAGTTTACGTACTTGGAAACACCCAATCTTTTCGACATTATGTTCGACCACATGTACTCTTCAGGCACTCCAATTCCATAGGTCTGAGAGCAGCCAGAGTAGATAATTTTCGGGTTTTGTGTAAATTCAGGCGACCTATACCCGTTGGAATTTAGGTGGTACTTGCTTATCCTAGGGTGCGAAAAGTCCAGGGGACTATTCTTCATGTAAGACTTATCTTCAAAAGATAGCCACCTATCGAATGTGCCCTTTGAGTACTTACCTAAAAATACACTTTCAACGGTGTACTCATCGATAGGGAAATCTCTTTCCCCCACTATGACTTAATCCCGGTGGAACCAAATCCACCTTCGCCTCTGTCACTTTCAGTAAGGGCGTCTACAACTTTAAACTCTGCAGTCTCAACCTTTTGGATGACCAGCTGTGCAATTCGATCTCCGGCTTTCACCTCAAAGTCAAGCGACCCAGTGTTTAGCAAGATAACGCCGACCTCTCCGCGATACCCAGCATCGATTGTCCCAGGAGCATTAAGCACCGTAATGCCATGCTTGAGCGCCAATCCACTACGAGGGTGGACAAGTCCGACATAGCCCTCAGGGATTGCAATCTTGATTCCAGTCTTAACTAGAACTCGCTGATGTGCAGCAATGCGAACATCTTCTGCTGAAACTAAATCAGCACCAGCATCTCCTGCAGTTGCGTACTTAGGGACGTTTTCCCCTACAACCTCAATTAATACGGACATACTTTGCCTCCTCGATCAGTTTCCCTCGACATATTGGACATAGTCCATGCATAAGGGCGTTTATTTTGTACCATACGCCACATTTGTGGCAGCAGTCTTTGTCGTCATTCATCGTCATTATTTTCTAATTCAGCTCGCTTAGCGGCAAGTTTTTGTTTATGTTCAATAGCTAAATTTGCTACTGTCTGGTTCTTGTAGTGTACACGCTTAATGCGTTCCATGTAAAAGCTTCTGCAGTTCTCTGCACCCTTAGGGCCACCCCAAACATCTACCCATTCCACGCCCTTGTGGTTAGTGACCTGCTGTATGAATCTGAATCGACCACGTTCGCCAGATATCTTTAGCTCGGTGCCAGGGGATACATTTCTACCGTTTATTTGAATTTCAGTCTGGTAGATCCAGTCATCGTTTGGCTTTGGCCCTTGTTGAATCTGGGATTTCTTTTTTCGCCCCACTGATAAAGTCCTCTTCTATTTGCATCCACTTAACAACTTCTGGGTTGTCTTTTATGAACGATAGCATAGGTGCTTCCCAAAGTCCAATAAAGTGGTGTTCCCAGATATCGTATTCATCTTTTGGTTTAGGTTGAACTTGACCAGCGTACACCATAGTTATGACGTGGATGATTTCGTGTAGAAGAGTTTGCTGTTTTTTGTTCAGGGAAATACTGACATCTAAGACAATGATGTTCCCCGCATCGAGCGTATATCCGTAAGAATTATCGTTCAGTGTTCCATCTTGCTTGACGGTTCTTTCCTCGATCTTGAAGACCTGACCACCGATTTTAACTCTCTTCGGCGTCTCCATTTTGTTCCTCCAGGTTAAGGGCGTCTACGATATTCTTGATACTAGAAGGATACCAGCTGCCCCCTCTAGGGGTCTGGATGCCGCTTGAATTGAGGGCGTCTGCGATAGCCTGGAAAGAATACCCTAATTTTCTCTTTAAAGCAACTTGATTTCGAACCTCATCCTGGATCACCTGCTTAGGGCCTATGTCTCTACCCCAGACTACGCCACGCTGTCTACGGTCCTTGTGAATATCTTTAGCTCGTTCTGCAATGATGCCTCGCTCCATCTCCGCGAGCGCCGACATAATCGTAACCACGAACCTACCTTGATATGTAGACGTGTCGAGATTCAAATCCAAAAGGATAAGTCGCCAGTTATTCTTGTTGGCCCTGTCCACAATGTCCAAGAAGTCTTTAGTTGACCTAGCCAGTCTGTCAATCCTAGTGACAATAAGGGCGTCTGCTTCTTTGTTGTCTAACCGCTTAAGGGCGTTTATTAATTTAGGTCTACCAGAAACATTCTTACCGGAGCGCCCCTCTTCTTTGACTAGCTCACTTTCAGTGAACCCGTACATCTCTCCGGCTTGCCTCAGGGTTCTCTCTTGAACATCTAACGACACGCCATCTTCAACCTGCATGGCTGTCGACACGCGGGCATATAGAAGTGCTTTACCAGTAGGGGCGTCTATCATTTTTTAGTTTTTATGAACGCTTCAAATTCTTCAGCCAAGTGAACGTGCTCGTGGAGGGTCATGTGGCTGGGATTACCGAATGCCTCGTTGAAGTTCTCTTCGTACTGATCTTTAACATCTAAGTGACAGTCAGAGTGCTTATTAATAAAGTCTGGTTTTTCAGGGATGTCTCTATAGATAAAACCAGACATGTCTAATTCGTTATACCCCTCTAGCGATAGGCATCTATATAGATCTAGAACCGGCTGATTCCAGCTGCTCCAGATAAGTTCTATGCCGCTAGCCTTGCAGTACGAAACGAGAGTGGCCAAACCCTGAGCCGAGAAGTAGAAAGGTAGCTCGTACGGGGTTACCTCATACAAGTCATAAGGTTTCTTTATGAACTTGTATCTAGGCCCATATGCACCTTTAGGGTTGTTGTTCGCATAGTTAAGAGTAGTGACTACAATCTCATCGCTACTCTTCTTGTTGCCGTCTTTCCAGCCCAAGAAACTATTTACGTCTCTTCTTAGAGGCATAACTATTCGCCTAAAGTCAGGAATCAGAGCTACAACGTACTTAGGCTTTCCGTACAAGTTGACATGACGCATGACAGCATTAGTTATATCTTGTACTGACCAACCAGGGGCAGCGTAGCTCACATGGGAAAGTCCCAAGTTAGATGCCAAGACCTCGGTCCAGATCTTCTCTTGAGCAACACCCACACCAAAAGTCTGGGAACATCCGGCCATAACGAGGTCTACCTGCTCGCCAGGCTCAGGGGACCTGAATCCAAGAGAGTTTACAGCGTACTTATTCTTTGAATCACCGTAGATACTTTCATCATCAGGGGATATTTTGTGTTGCTTAGTTATGAGTTCAGTGAAATTGAAAACTGTATTATCTACAGAAGCCCCCTTAAAGACCTGCTGAGATAGATTGAGTCGCTGGGCTATACCGTTTTCACCAGTAAATAGGCCAGGGTTTGGGAGTTTTCTATTAGATCTCATGCTTACAGTATAATATAGTTAGCCCCCCATATCTAAGGTATAAAGTGGACAACCAAAGCTCGTATCACATAATCGAAGACTTCTTGACCAAAGAAGAATGCGCTCAATTCACTGAGATAGTTCTAGCTAACCCAGAGGGAAACCACGACAGGTACCCTCTATTTGACTGGATGCAGATGCCTAACTTCGCTATTCTGGCAGAAATGCCTAGACCATGGGACCAAGAGGTTGTCTTCATAAAGAAGCTAAATGAGGCCATTAAGACTTCTTACAACTTCTTAGTTAACAACTACACGATGACCGGGACTAAATTCGGACTAAACCGTATACATGGAAACATCATGACTACAGGTGCAAGCTTCGATACTCACGTAGACGAGCAGCCAAACGAAGATGGCATCTATGACGGTCAGAAGAAGACCTATGTAGGTGCGTTGTTTCTAAACGACGATTACGAAGGTGGCGAGTACTACTTTAAGGACCAAGATGCCGAGTTCAAGCCAAAGGCCGGTAGCATAGTTCTTTTTCCTGGGTACTGCACACCGCACGAGATACGAGAAATAACTGGTGGCACAAGGGTAAATGTCCTAATAGTTTTCTATGACTACCTAAAAGAGAACTACGACGAGCTTCTTTCTTATTACGCGTCAGAGACCGGCGAGATGGTCTTCTCCACTGAAACCCAGAAAGAGATCAACCTCCACACTCGCCGCGGTTAGCTAGTGCCTAATCCAGCGACAGTGTCGTAGGTGTGAGGGTCAAACTCTGAGATTATGACCTCATCGGCTGGGTCGTAGTCCTTGAAGAATAAGACATAATTTGTTCTTTTTCCAGAAATAACGGCGTTTACTCCGTGGTGGTTCTTTCCCTCAAACAAGATAAGACTTCTAGCTGGTGGCACTAGGCTCACGTTAAACTCTGGGAAAAAGAGCTCCCCGCCCTCATAATCGTCAGTCAGAAATAGCAACCCCGAGTAGTGCTTCTCGTTCTTCCTGCGACCCTGGTAAAGGTCATCATCATCGCTGTGTTGCTGGAGGCTAGCGCCTTCGCCCATACTTCCCATGAATCCACGCTTGTACTCGAAAACGTTCTTCATTTCGTAGTTATCCAAGAAATAGTTCTTACCCTGCTCGATAACCCTTAGCAACGGGAGAACCTCTGGCTCTACGGAGCTCAGAGCAGCTAGCCCATTGGTGTACTGGTGCATGTTAGCAATAGGGCAAAACTCCCAGCCCGGGCGTGGGTCCGGCTGCTTATTGGCCTCGAAGAACTCTAATAAGCCAGCTAACTCGTCTTCCGAGATGGCGTCTTCAATCAAATGGTACGGCTTAGTCATAAGTTAAGTCTATATCAAGGAAGTGCTACATATTTATACAAGCTTAGGTCTAAGTTTGTATGACATTTATGTACACAAGCTTTTGTACATTAACCAACAAAATACTGGTATACAGTATGCTATATTTAGTACCTTAGTATGTACTCTATCAGTATAGTATATTTAACCATATATACTAGAGAGATGGAGATACCTATAACGATAGTTGGAACCCGTGGCAAACAGTAACTTATATTATCTAGTTAAGAACGCACTTCCAGCAGCAGAGATAGATGCTCTACACAAGTACGTGCATGTAGGTACAGAGCCAGATAGAAGGCCAAACTACACCCATAAAGGGATTACAATCCAAGATTTCTATGAAGCCGCCTCACCCGAGATACTGTCGCTTCATCGCGTTATAGAGATTTGCCACAAGACATTCACTAAAAACTACACATTTAAGTACAACAGATTCGAGCTAAAGAGGCTGTTTGGCAACATTATGAGCGTGGGGGCACTCAACGAGGCCCACGATGATGATGGTGATGTGTACCCGGGGAAGCCTGAAATTGAAGAGCACTACTCGGCGATATTGATGCTCACCAGCGACTACTCCGGTGGAGAGCTCTACTTTGAACATCACGGCGTAGAGCTAAAGCTAGATGCCGGAGATTTGATAATGTTTAGAGGTAATGCAGCTAACCTGCATGGAGTTAGAGAGGTCCTCTCGGGGGAGAGGGCTAACGTGATCATTTTCTTTAGGAACTACCCGACCGACGTTGACATAGACGACGATGAATGGCTGGAGCTGTCGGCCACTTGGGAGAGGTCAGACAGTGATTCCGTATAAAGGCAGCTCATTACCCTCCAACTGGGACATATCGACAGCAACACCATTTTCAGGTACGTCGTATATCTGCCTGGAGCTAGTTAGTCACAATTTCTACTTCGAGTCGCTAGAAGAACTACAGTCAAAAACAATGCACAATTTTAGGTTGGAGTCTAGTGACTTACTCAAAGCAGCGAATACTAAGTACCTAATCAGACTTGATGACCCGTTTTTTCATGTAATTTATGACTCTTTGGCACTAGTACTGGCACTACATCGATTAGACCCTTCCGGTATTTTCATCTTATATAGACCAAGGATAGAGTCGAAAAGTACCAAAAAGATATATGACTACTTTGAAGAACTCTTTAAGTCCAAAAACATATCTCATTTAATACTCTACCCGGCTAGGGACGAGCTTATCGATAAGATGGGATACTACTCTCCGGTTATAGAGACTCATAACTACATAGACATAGTCGGGTACTTGAACGATAATGACATTAAGTTCACCCTTGATGACTATCTATTTGCGTCTAGAGAGGTTCTAGCTCACCTTGGACCTAGCGCTACCGAACCCCACAGAAGAGTGTACTTGTCCCGATCCCACATAGATCACAGGCAGTACGAGACAAGAGATGACCACGTTGGATATAAGGACGACGTAAGACTGGAGAATGAAGAACTTTTAGAGGACTTTTTTAGGTCTAAGGGCTATGAAATAGTTGTCCCCGAGCACAAATTCAGCACTTTTAGGGAGCAGCTGGAGTACATGAGGTCAGTAAAAGTTCTAGCTTCCGTGACTAGCTCAGGGATAACAAATGCTCTTTTTATGGAAGATGGTCAAACTGTCATCGAAATAGTGGCAGAGTTAGTCTTTCCAGGCGAAGATCTAACTACAGAGCAAACACTGTTCGGTAATTACATTCAAACATCTTACGAAAAGCTCCATACGCATGTGTGCATTCCATCTAGGCGTGACCCGAAACCAGTGATCAAAACGTTAGAGACCTTAGTAGCTACGCTTAACTTATGAGACCAGCAATCATTTTTGACTTAGATGGTGTACTTATAGACAGTAAAGAGCTTCACTATGATGCCCTCAATCTTGCGCTAAAGAGCATTAACGAAAAGTACATGATATCTAGACAAGAACAAGCTTCCATCTACGAAGGTCTAACTACTAGATCAAAGTTAGACATTCTTACGCACACGAAAGCTCTTCCGAGAGATCTGCACGAACATATCTGGAGACTTAAGCAGCAATACTCGTCTGCAATGTTTGAGGATATGCCTTTAGATTCAGAGCTAGTAGGTATCTTTAAATATATTAGAAAGCAAGGAATTGCTTTAGGGATAGCCAGCAATAGCATCAGAGAGACTCTAACTACCTGCTTACGCTCAATAGGCGTTTACGAATACGTTGATGTCTGCCTAAGCAACGAAGACGTAGATAACCCGAAACCTAGCCCCGAGATATACAATCTCTGCATGCTAATGCTGGGCTCGGCTCCAGAAAGCACTGTCATTTTTGAAGATAGTAATATAGGTAGAGAAGCCGCCAGACAGAGCGGTGCATTTTTGGTAGAAGTTGGCAGTAGGCAGGATCTAACCATGAGGTTTATCTCGAATAAGATAGCGAGCTATCTTGAATAAGCCAAATATCCTAATCCCAATGGCGGGTCTAGGAAGTAGATTTGCTGATAAAGGTTACGATCTACCAAAGCCGCTAATTAAATTTTTCGGTAAGCCGATGATTCAGCACGTGGTGGAGAGCTTGGCCATCGACGGTCAGTACATCTTCTTGGTACAGAAGGCTCATCGCGTTAAGTATCACTTAGACGACGTACTAGACGAGATTGCCCCGGGGTGCTCGGTTATAGAAGTAGACGGCCTGACAGAGGGTGCCGCAAGCACTAGTCTTCTAGCCAAAGACTTAATCAACAGCCAAACTCCGCTAGTCATCGCTAACTCTGACCAGATAGTTAATTGGGATTCATTACATTTTCTAAAGTCACTAACTGCCTTTGATGGCACTACCGCTGTCTTCGAGGCGACTGACCCTAAGTGGTCTTACGTAATCTCGGATGGCGGGGTGTCCGTGGAGGGTGTAGTTGAGAAGCAAGTTGTTAGCAACATAGCCAATGTTGGGATATATGGCTGGGCTAGTGGAGCCGAGTACGTGCGAGCAGCGGAGACTATGATTGCCAAGGATATCCGTACAAATGGGGAGTTCTATATTGCACCTGCGTACAACGAGGCCATCGCTAACGGTGCGCATGTAGTGACATTCCAAGTAGAAGATATGTATGGCGTTGGGACCCCCGAGGACTTAGATGCTTATATTAGGAGCACCGTTGATTAAAATTGCTCACCGAGGAAACTTATATGGCCCATCTCACAAAGAGAATCAGCCTCACTACCTAATGGACGCCATTTCAGCCGGATATGACGTCGAACTAGATCTGTGGAGGCTGAAAGGCCTACTATGGTTGGGTCATGATGGGCCACAGTACCTCATACCAGAGAGTTTTCTTTTAGAAGTAGGCCACGCTGCCTGGATTCACTGTAAAAACTTAGAAGCTCTACATTTTCTAACCACAACATTCCCGCAGCTTAGATATTTTTGGCACCAGGAAGATGACTTTACACTGACTAGTGACGGCTACATCTGGACGTACCCAGGCATGCAAGTAACAGATAAATCAATACTAGTTAGTTTAGGGAAGACTTTACCAGAAGGTGCCCCATATGGGGTTTGTTCTGATTACGTCGTGGACCTGGCGGGAATCGAACCCGCGTCCAATGAAAGTTCCATCGTTCTTCTACAAGCTTAGGCTTTACCAGCCACGGTGTTGCGTGTTGCGCAACGCGCAACGCGTACGGTTTAGGTCGTCACCTTTGGTTGTTCTACTTATTTAAGACCTAACTGCCCACCTAGAACTAGTGCTTTGTTAGGGGCGTCTAGCAGTTTTTAGGCTGCTAGTGCGAATGCTGAACGTGAGTTTGCATTTATTGCTTTGCCCGATTTAAGAGGTACAGGCTTCTCTGCTTGCTTCACCGACTTCAGTTTCACTGTCGAAACCAGTCAGGCCCATATTTAGTTGTTCTTTAATTATAGCTCCCCTCCATGGATTCGAACCATGAACCTACGAGTTAACAGCTCGTTGCTCTGCCGTTGAGCTAGAGAGGACTGGTTCTATCTATATTCTATACTATACTCATGGGTCAAATTGAAATTATTAAAACTGTAAAGAACTTCTTAACCAAAGAAGAGATGCAGTTGTGGGTAGACTTTTGCGACTCTGCCGTTGAATCCAGGCAATCTGAGATGGCAATCTATGCCAACGGCCTGAGGTATATCTTTCAATTTGGAAAAGACAAGTGCGACACTCACTACGCATCAAACACTGATCTAAGTGCCATACCAGAGCTTGAGGCAGAGTCTAGGGATTTATTTTCTCGGGTCATCTCAATCAGCAAAAATCTATTTGATGACGAATCAAAGATGTATATGACAGGGTTTTGGGTCTCGAAGCAATTACCTGGATCTTATGTAGGGGAGCATGAAGATACCGACGAGGGGTTGAATGATCACTTTAAATACAGTGCTGTTCTATATTTGAATACATTAGCGAGCACTGGTCAATTGATGTTTACAGATCTTGGCCTAAGTGTCACTCCCGAAGCAGGAGATTTAGTCGTGTTTAAATCTCTGCCATCCGGAAAGCATAAGGTTGACCCAATCAACGAAGACAGGTACACCCTAGCCTTCTGGATGACAGAAGATGAAAATTACTCTATCTAGCCGTAACTAAGCGACGCTTCTGAGCATCCCATACCTTTGGACGCTTCTTTGATGCCTTACCGTTCTTTCGATCAGTAGTTGTCTTCTGAGGAGCCTGTGCTCCACCCTTGCCTTTTGCCATTTTATTTCCTATCTGCCGTAAAACGGAATATCTGATTTAACAATTTTACTTAGTTTTCCAGTAAAGATCGCCAAACATTTTCTTTTTCCAGATAAAACTTCCAAGACCTCATGCGGATGGTCTACATCTGACTTGAAATATACTAGCGTACCAGCTGCTGGTTTTTCTAAGATATTTTGATTAGGGAAGCTAATCTCCCCGCCGGTGAAGTCCTCATCAGCTGAGGTTAGATATAAAACCCCAGACCAATCATTTACTTCTTCAATGTCAGCATCAAAAGGAGATCCATCTACTTCACAGCTGTCACAGTGGAGTTGATGTTTTCCACCTTCAAGTATTACTTGATAGAAAGCATTAACAAGACGTATATCGTCAACTTCATAAGTTTTACCTATTGCGTCTAGAACTTTTTTAATGGTAGATGTCACCAATAAATTCTCAGTGTCATGGCCGACATTATCCGAGTAACCGATTTTACTTGCCTCTAGCGGAGTTGGCCAACCTAAGGCAGAGAGCTGGTTGTGTCTAGGGGTAGGGGTAGCCCTTACCTCTAGTAACTCATTGATGAGGGCGCACTCTTCTTTAGAGATAAAATTGGGTATTACGTAAACTGACATATGTAAATTATATGTCTATACCGCGGTTTGTAGCTCTCCAAGTAGAGGGGGCGTGATTTGCCTCAACTGCTTTTTTATTTAAGTTATCTTCATAAAGACGAAGTATGTGGATACAAGGATCACTACCATCTTCGAACTCAGCATCTTCTGGTTCGGACGTTGGCAAACCGTCATGGGTATAGCAGACAGAGGGTCCGCACCAACCCTGCTTGATACCGTGAGACAGCCACTCTTCAAAATCTTGCATATATAAATAATAACCCCTACCCGACACGATGTCAAGTAGGGGTTCTTATTGCTTTAGGTTTATAGACCAGTTTCGTCAGACGAAGCTGATTCAGACTTCTTGCCCTTATCTGCCTGACCACCGAATGCAGAGTTGATCTCGTCAACGTCTAGCTTTCCGTCAATCATATAGGCGCGAGAAAGATTTTCTGCGACGTCCATGACGCCAATAAATGCGGCCATAGCGCCCGCTTGCCAGAGTTCGACTCCAGCGATTGAACCACCAGCGAAAGTTCCACTTACGCGGAGGATGATTAGTGCGGCGGTTCTTCTGAATACTTCAGAGAATACTCCCATTTTTACTCCTAGGATAGATGCGATTAATATGCTTCTCTCCCAAGCAGTACAATTTTACCACTTATCGAAGGTTAGGAGTAGGGATCTTCCTATTTAAGGCGATCTTGTGTTTTCTTCTGAGAGACTCTCGCTGTGACTCAGTAGTTCCGCCCCAAATGCCTATTTCTGCGTTTTTTAGGGCATATTCTAGGCACTGTAGAGCTAGGGGGCAGTTAGCGCATACTCGCTTAGCTTCTGACATATTTAAATACTTGGATACAACCTTATTTGGAGATACCTCGATCTCCTGGGGGAAAAAGAGCTCAGGGTCTACGGTAGAGCACGCTGGTGTATTGTCGACAATAAACCGAGGAATTGATAGATCTCTACTGTTTAGACGTTGTGCCATTAATTATCCTCGTTTTGCGCTAAACCCAGTTCCATTGAAGGTGATGGGAGGTGTGCCGAATATACGTAACAGTTTACCGTTACATCCGGCTTCCGCGCAAGTCGATCTAGTGGCTTCTTCTGTCATTCCACGTTTTTCTGAAAACGTGTGCTCAGGATTCTCTGAGCATTTATATTCGTACGTTGGCAAGGCATCTCTCCCGAACTGGTAGCATTGATAGTATAAATTGTATCAATAGGAGAGAGCGCCAGTGGCAACTACCTACATCCTCGACACCAGCGTATTGCTGGCTAGCCCAAAATCTATATTTTCTTTCGAGGAGCATGAGGTTGTTCTCCCGTTAATAGTCATAAAAGAACTAGAGACTAAAAGAAACGATCCAGAAATTGGATATTTGGCTAGACAGGCGCTTCGTTCTTTAGAAGAACTTAGACAGTCTAAGGGTGACCTAAAAACTGGTGTTGTCGTAAATACCGATAACGGTACTCTACGAGTAGAGGTTAGTCCGGGAGACAGATCTCTGTTGCCAGAAACCCTGAGAGACAGCTACTCTCACGACACTGCGATACTGTCTGTAGCAGCCACTTTGTCCAGTAGCGGGCAGAAAGTCGTGTTGGTCAGTAAAGATCTTCCAATGCGCCTTTTAGCCTCGACAGCGGTAAATATTGTTGCAGAAGACTATAGAGCCGACATCCTGCCAGACTCTGGATACACCGGACTGATTCAGGTTCAAGTCACCAAAGAAGTGCTTGACTCTCTGTACGAGAACAAAACACTAAGAATCAGCTCCGTGAGCGAGGAGCTGAAAGATATTCCAGTTCACACAGGGGTTATTCTGAAATCCGGTAGATCATCAGCTATTGCCAGAATCACCACTAGTGGCTCAGTCGAATTGATCCCACAAGATCTTGAAGCTTTTGGAGTCCGCGGTAGATCGGCAGAACAGAGAATTGCTCTAGCTCACCTACTTGACCACTCTATTGGCGTAGTTTCCATGAGTGGAAGTGGAGGAACCGGAAAGAGCATGCTAGCTCTAGCAGCTGGACTAGATTCTGTCCTAGAGCAGCGAACCCACAAGAAGATAGTCGTGTTTAGGCCGCTATTTGCAGTTGGAGGTCAAGAACTTGGATTCCTTCCTGGTAGCGAAGCCGAGAAGATGAACCCTTGGGCAGCGGCTGTTTACGATGCACTAAGTGCTTTTGCATCTAAAAACGCCATTGAAGACGTTATGGATCGAGGGATCATCGAGGTTCTTCCGTTAACCCATATCCGCGGTAGAACTTTCACTGACACAATCATAATTGTCGATGAAGCTCAGAACCTAGAACGTAATGTGCTACTTACCGCTCTAAGTAGGACAGGCGAAAATACCCGCGTGTTTATCAGCAGCGATGTCGCCCAAAGAGACAACCTCCGCGTTGGTCGTCACGATGGTATCGCCTCAGTAGTCGAGAAGCTTAAGGGGGAAGAGCTATTTGCTCACATAAAGCTAACTAGATCTGAGCGCAGTAGAGTAGCAGAGATGGTAACCAGACTCCTCGACGAGTAGCATTAAATGAGAAAACCCCCTCTTTCGAGGGGGTTTCTTTTTAGTTGTCCTTACCGCACGGGCAAGTTCCACCGCATTTGCAGCCGTCCATGATTCCTCCTTAGAAGTCCCAGTCGTCGTCAGTAATAGATTCGTGCTTGCCCATAACGTAGCTTGAACCAGACCCCGAGAAGAAGTCGTGATTCTCGTCTCCGCCTGGAGATAGTGCAGCCATGATTGCAGGATTTACGTTACACACTTCCTTAGGGAATAGTGCCTCAAACCCAAGGTTCATCAGGGCCTTGTTCGCGTTGTAGTGCAGGAACTTCTTGACATCTTCGGTAAGACCCTTCTCGTCGTAAAGATCTGCAGTGTACTTGATCTCGTTCTCGTATAGTTCGAGAAGTAGATCATATGTGTACTGCTTCAACTCTTCCTGGCGCTCTGGAGTAGCTTCATTGTAAGCAAGCTGGAACTTGTAGCCGATGTAGTATCCGTGAACGGCCTCGTCACGAATGATTAGGCGAATAAGATCGGCAGTGTTTGTCAACTTGGCGCGTGAAGACCAGTACATAGGTAAGTAGAAACCTGAATAGAACAAGAATGACTCAAGCAGGGTTGAAGCTACCTTGCGCTTCAATGGGTCCTCACCGTTGTAGTAGCTAAGAATAATCTCGGCCTTCTTCTGAAGGTAAGGGTTTTCCTCCGACCAACGGAACACTTCGTCAATGTCAGCAGTCGAGCACAGGGTTGAGAACACGCTTGAGTAGCTCTTAGCGTGAACGCTCTCCATGAACGCGATGTTGGTGATTACGGCCTCTTCGTGAGGGGTGCGAGCATCTGGCATGATACTCATTGAACCAACAGTGCCCTGGATGGTATCCAGCATGGTCAAACCAGTGAATACGCGCATAGTTAACAACTTCTCAGCTGGGGTTAGGGTGCTCCAAGACTGAATATCGTTAGATATCGCAATCTTCTCGGGCAACCAGAAGTTCTGAGTTAGACGATTCCAGACCTCTAGGTCTACCGAATCTTCAACCTTGTTCCAGTTGATAGGACGAGTTATAGCTGACATGATACACAACCTTCCATTTCTGTTCCTTCTAGTGCATTCTGACGAATACGGATGTAGTAGATAGTCTTAATGCCCTTCTTCCATGCGTAAATCTGTGCACGGTTAACATCGCGGGTAGTTGCAGTGTCCTTGAAGAACAGGGTTAGTGATAGACCCTGGTCAACGTGCTGGGTTGCAGCTGCGTAGACGTCGATAATTGCCTCTGGGCCAATCTCATAAGCATCCTTGAAATACTCAAAGTTGTCGTTTGTTAGACCAGGCGCTGGGTAATAGACACGACCAAGCTTCCCCTCTTTACGAACTTCGATAGGGGCAGCAATCGGGTGGATAGAGCTAGTTGAGTTGTTCACGTAGCTAATCGAGCCAGTTGGTGGCACTGCCTGTAGGTTCTGGTTATAGAGGCCGTGCTCCATTACAAAGTCACGAAGTTCTGCCCAATCTTTTCTCTTAGGGAGCTTAATTTTAGCTTCCTTGAAAATCCCAGCAACTTTCTCTGTTGCAGGCTCCCACTTCTGATCGACGTATTTACTGAAGAAGCTGCCGTCAGCATACTTAGACTTCTCGAAGCCATCAAACGGACTCTTGGTCTCCTGAGCCATCTCTGCAGACGCCTTAATAGCGTTATACAGAATGGTCATGAAGTACATGTTGGTAAAGTCCAAAGACTCCTCGTCGCCGTAGTGCATGCGCGATTCACCAAAGTAGCCGTGAAGGTTCATCTGGCCAAGACCGATAGCACGAGATTTTAGGTTACCTTCAGCAATTGACATGACTGAATCGATATAGCTAATGTCGGCTACCGAGGTGAGCGCCTTAATGGCGGTCTTGACTGACTTAGCAAAATCAGGAGACTGCATCATCTTAGCTACGTTCAATGAGCCCAGATTACAAGAAATGTCCTTACCAATTTCCTTGTAGCTAAGGTCGTTGTTGTAGGTGGTCGGGGTGTTCACCTGAAGGATCTCAGAGCAGAGGTTCGACATGTTGATGCGACCCTCAATTGGGTTAGCTGCGTTTGTGGTGTCCTCGTACATGATGTATGGGTAACCGGACTCGAACTGAAGTTCAGCAATTCGCTGTAGAAGTTCACGTGCCTTGATCTTAGTCTTCTTAATCTCGGCGTTGTCAACCATCTCCTGGTACTTCTCGGTAACCGAGATATCACCAAACGGAATACCGTAGATACGCTCTACGTCGTAAGGAGAGAAGAGGTACAT